TGAACATCTTCGAGAAGGATAATGCTTTGGGCGTGTCTGATGACCTGGCCGAACTAATGAAGGAAATAGGCGGTAAAGGTGCGGGCCTGCCGATTAAGGGGGTGGGCCTAAATGACTAAATCCTCTTTACCGCCTGAAATCATAGAGAACCTCAAAGACCCGTACTGGCGTTTAAACAACCTTTACTGGATTATTGACGAACACGCCAACCGGGTTAAATTCAAGATGCGCATGGCCCAGGAAGAGTTCTGGCAGTCGCTCTGGTATTGGAATATGTTGCTTAAGAGTCGGCAGCATGGATTTAGCACGCTAATCGATCTGATCGGGCTTGATCTTTGTTTATGGAATAACAATACTGAAGCGGGCATAATCGCTCATACACTCAAAGACGCTCAGCATATCTTCCAAACAAAGATCAAATACCCTTATGAGAATCTACCAAAAGCAATACTTGCCCGGATTCCATCAACGAAATGCGATGCTGGTGAGTTGCGACTATTAAATAATAGCTGCATCAGGGTAGGGACGTCGATGCGGTCTGCAACCCTTCACTTTCTGCATGTGTCCGAACACGGCAAATTATGTGCTAAGTACCCCTTAAAAGCTCTTGAATTGAAGACAGGGACTATGCCAGCACTTCACGAAGGCTCGTATTACTTCGACGAATCAACCGCCGAGGGTGGGGCTGGTGATTTCTACGATGGCTGCACCCAGGCCCAGGCGGATACAGCGGAAGCAAAAGCTGACGGCCGAAGCCTAAACAAGATGCAATGTAAGTTCCATTTCTTCGCATGGCACGATGACGCTAAGAATGCGACCGACCCGGAAGGGATCACTGTTAGCGATGAATTAAAGCGGTATTTCGCGGACCTGGCCGGCGATCATGCTATCGAATTATCAGAACGACAAAAGGCGTGGTATGCACTGAAAAGGGATGGCGCTCAGGGGTTAGGCCGCTTAATGAAGCGAGAACACCCAAGTTACCCAGCCGAAGCGTTCGAACAAGCGGTTGATGGTGCGGTATTTGGCATAGAACTTGAAAAGGTCAGATCAGAAGGACGCATTCGATTCCTACCTTATCAGGAGAGCGAGCCTGTTTATACATTCTGGGATATTGGCATCGGACACCCAACAGTTATACTCTTTGTGCAGTTTATCGCTGCCGAAGTACGTATAATTGACTATCACGAGGAAGCAAACCGGGGTATCACCTATCATTGTAAGATCGTCAAAGATAAGCCTTATACGTATGAAAAGCACTATTTACCGCATGACGCTGCGAAACGTAATGCCGTAACCGCTGAACCTCTACTTGATACTGTTGAGCAGTTATTGGGAACTAACAAAGTAATGCAGGTTGACCGATGCAAATCTAAAGGCGACAGCATTGAGGCCGCAAGGATGATATTTCCGCATGTATTCTTTGAAGCTAAGAAGACGACAGGACTCATAAAGTCTTTAGGGTTCTATCGTTACGAATGGGATGATGACAAAAAGAAATACTCTGACAAGCCTGTGGATGATTGGTCGGCTGATGGCGCGGACGGTTTCCAAGGAATGGGTATGGTGTGGGTTGAGCATTCAATCGGTGGTAAGTGCTTAGGTCGGACGAGATCGATTATAGGCGATATAGGCCCACTTGGTCAGGCGAACTGTATAAACAACGTCAGGCGTAACGGTGGCGGGTCAGGTGCTTACAATAACAATGTATTGGGTCGGGGGATGCGGGCATGACGCGAGATAAAGAAAATTGTCTCTGGAGGCAAATAAAAGAAGGCTTATCACCCCGCGATGCTATAAGGGTAATGGTCAATAGGGGCATAATCCAAAGTCATAAAGAGGCATGGCGAACACTTGAGAAGTGGGCGAAAAAAGGTATTTACGGGTATGGCGTTAGTCTTGACTTGGGATGGATAGAAGGTGATCTATGAATGATTTAGTTGTTGAATTAAGGGCGACAGCACATAGTTACCCTGATAAATCTATAAACGCGATAGAAACGACAGAAACGCCGATTATTGCCGTCTTCATGGACGCATTGGGGGTAAGATTTGCGAAACAGTTCGGTTTTGAAACCCCTAAACGCATTTTTAAGCCAAATAATAAAGGTTGGATTGTTATAAACCCGCAGGATTCAACAGAAACGAAGGTTTGCAAATGACAGTAAACGATCTAATTAGGCTCTTAAGTGATTATGACGGCGATATTGAAGTTGATAGCAGTGTTTCCCTAGAGTACGATGAAGAATCAAACAAGATATATCTATAAGGAGCCAAAATGACCGAGACGGAAGACTTTCTAACCGGTGGCGGTGTAGACCTGCCAAAACAAACAGCGGCCAACCCGAAGCGGACTGCGGAAGCATTACCGCAGGATTCAGAAGCGGCGAACAAGAATAAGCGGTTCGCTTCCTCATTGCTGACAAAGAAGTTTGCACCTCCAACCCTTGCAAAAGCTGGACTATTGGGACTTTAATCATGGTAGCATGGAAAGACAGAACATTATACGACAGAATATTTGACCGATGGATGGAAGTCGAGAGCAAATACTCAACACTAAACTCCAACCGCGAGCAGATAATCCGCATATTCAGGAGCGACGAAACGGCTGCTGCTGGGGAAAACAGGTCTACCGGTGGCGAAAATACAGATATGGGCCTTCTCGGTCAGGATATATACAACGGTTCCGGGCCCTGGTACTCGCGGAGTATGGCGACAGGCTTCCAAGGTTCTTTGGTTTCCAAGAATATAGTTTGGCGTCGATCTCAGTTCTCCGAATTCAAGCTTCGCGGGATCGATGAGCTTGATATCTGGCTCCAAGATGAAAAAGATTACATGAACGATGTATATCAGCGATCCAACTTCTACGACGTACAACCTCAATATACGCTTGATGGAATCACAACCGGTTCGCCGGTGATGTTTGGCGAGGACGTTTTGCAGCCAGGCGGAACCAGCCGGACGATGTGGATGCCTCAGTATTACAGGAATGTACGGCTTTACTACGATAAATACAATGAGGTCAACGGCGCGATCATCCGCGATAAGAAGTGGACTGCCAAACAGATACACGATACATTCATCGGCGAAGATCCGGACGGGACAAAGGCAGCGGCAAAACTGACCACGCCGGTTAATAACGCTTTGAAGTCTGGAAAGCTCAATCAGGAGTTTACCGTATACCGTGCGGTGTTCCGTGTTGACGATCAAATATGGAATGGGACAGGTGATGATGCGTACAAGAAACCTCAAGGCGATTGGACCTGGCTTTCGGTTTACTTCCTGGAACTATCCGACATTGACGCAAAGAAGAAGAATACCCCACTAAATGAGAATCAGGGTTACTTCTCGCAGCCATTCGTTAATTGGGACTTCGATAAGAAACCGTGGGAAGCTGCTAGCCGGACTCCCGCTTGGTATGCGATATGGGATTGTATGGGGCTTCAGCAGGTGCATAAGAACTTGTTAGAGAATGCGCAACTTCAGAACCGACCGCCATTTATAGCTATGGACACCATGAAGAACAATATACATCTATCCCCGGAAGGTGAAATGTACGTTGGCAAGGCAGAATATGATAGACCTCCTAAGTCTCTTGATCTTGTTGGCAATCTTAGTATCCCGGCCGAGATCATAGAAATTTACGATGAAGCACTGCAAAGATGGTTCTTTATTGACAAGTTCCAGATGTTTTCGCAGTTGACCAGGCAGAATAAACAGCCAGTTACAGCGACGCAGATATTCCAGATGGCCGGCGAGAAGGCAACTTTGCTCAGTCCTGCTATCGAGACGCATAGTAAATATCTAACAGTGGCAGATGCCCGTATGGTCGACATTGAAGCGCGTGCCGGCCGTGGCCCGTTTGCTCCGGACGTTATGGCAAATATTACGGATATTATAATAGGCGCTCTTGGCGATAGCACAAAGACTTCGGTGTCGATTCAACCGGTATTTATCAGCCCGCTTGCACAGGCTCAGAAGCTTACTCAGGCATTAGAGCCGATTACTACAGGTATCAGTCTAATCCGCGAATCTGGGTTACTTGATATGAATCCTGACCTTGTGCATGGTATCAGGACAAAGGGCGCTCAGGATAAGATGCTCGAAGCTGTTGACTTCCCGGCGAGCGAGATTGTTCCGGATGATGAGTATAATGAGAAGATCGCGGCACTTAACGAACAAAGGGCAAAACAGTTGCAGCAGGAAAACGCTGTCGAAATGATGAAAGCCAGCAAGAACTTGCAAGGTCCAGTTGACGAAACCAGCGTAATGTCTCAAGTGCAGGAGGCTGTGTAATGGTACAGCAAACAGCAAAACAAACCAGACGCAGGGAAAAACAAGAACGCCAGCAGGTCAAGCAGAACTTGCAGGCGATCACGAATACCGTGCTATGGCGGATAATCGACAATAACGGCGGTACGATGAATATTCCGAAGTCGGTAATGAACAGTGTCCCGGCGAATGCGACACTCAAGACTGAGTATGACCCTGATACTGATAGTTTTGTTATCACTGCGGTTAAGCCGGAGACTGAATTGGTCTTACCGGAAAAGAAACTTATCTTAAGGACTTGAACCATGCCAAAGGGGATAGGCTACAAAGCCGGCAAAAAACACAGCACGGCGAAAAAGAAAACGTCTCATAAGAAGGGTAAGCGTAAATGAGCAAAGGCATTCACAGAGCATATATGGCAGCGGGGCCGGAATTTCTCGCGGAGCGTCTTGGCAGGGTGTTTACCAGGATAGATAAAGGCAACGAAGAAGATAGGATTCTGCACAATGACATGCTTAAGGACGTTCTGTTGATAATCCAGGGCAAAGAGCAGCAGTTCTTCAGGACTCTTGCTCAGGACATGCTTACGGGCGTTAAACGAACAAAGAAAAGTTTCCTCAAGCGAACGGCGCAGAGGATATTAAACGTAGGACAATAGAAAGGCAAAGGCGAATTATGAAAGATGTTAAGTTGAGAAAGAAAATATTAAAGCTATGTTTTATGGCGGCGTTAAACGTGGCGATTATAGCCGGGTCAATAGCTGTTATCGTTTTCTTGTCGTCTCCGGATGAACCTCCAGTCTGGGGCAAAGGCGACTTAACCCCGGAATACCAGAAGTTCTTCGGTGATAACAACGGAGCAAGGCTTGACTTTGTGCAGGATCAGGTGATGGACAAGCATGGTAAGATATTGCTGGAACTGTCGAAGCGTGTTATTGCTCTTGAAGGTGATCCTAATGAGTAACGGAGTAAGTAAAAAACTATGCATAACAATGATCGGCATTCAGGCGGTTGTCCATATGGCGACTGATGCACCTGAGAAGTTTCCTTATGGATGCTTGATCGTTGGCATGGTTATTATTTACAAGCTGGTACAGTGCAGGATTGACGTAATCAAAAGCAAGTTTGGTAAACAGGACTTAAACGAACTAAACGAGGTAAATACTAATGGCAAAGAAAAAGTATAGAAATAAGAGTACAAAAACGACTATGGGCTTGGCTAATACAACTCCGAACGCTGCCAAGGCTTTGACGGAGAGCAATAAGAGCCGAGAAGTAATTGCCGAGATGACTGTACCCCTGATCGGCAAGCCCATCGGCAAAGGCTCGACGGCCAATCCCGCTTCGAAGCTGGACCCGGAAAGCGATCACCCGGTAATCAAGCGGGCAATCAAGATCGGTATACTACCCGAGCGAATCGCATTGTTTACTGACATTACCGAACTGGAAAGACAGTGCCAGTTGATTAAACCTCAGTCAACCGCAAAGGCAGGCAAGAAGAAGAAAAAGAAACAGGTTATTCGCGGCGGCTACATCATCAAAGGCGAACCGACGATAATCAAATGTACTATCGAGATGACCGAGGCCAGGGCGCAACATGTGGCCCGCTGTACTTACGACGAGGGCCAGCTTGGGGATTTCCTCCGGCATGAGCGTATTGACCCGCGATGCGTGAATAACCTGACATTTAATCGTTGCTGTGTACCCAAACGCGGTATGCTGGTTACGGTTGTAACTATTGATTACATGAAAGAATAAATTTAACTTGAAAGGCACGGAATTATTATGGACATTACAGGAATCGAACACACGTCAATAACCGCCGAAAACAGACCGGCACTTACTACGCATATGGAAAAGTTTGATAGCTTTGAAGCTGCGGCATTGGATGGCATGGACCTCAAAAGTCAACAGGGTAAGCCGTTCAAACTCCCTGAGTCAATGGATAAGCTCCCGGACGACCAGAGCCGTACAGACTTCAATGTAGCCGTAAACAAGCTTGCAGGCAGGACTATCCCGGCAAACATGGAAGCGTTTGGAGATGTCAACTTTAAAGACGGACTCGCCGATGATGCACAAGTTGACGATGCCTTGATTGGTATTATCAAGCAGTGGGCCATAGACGAGAAGGTGCCTACTCAGTCAGTCAGTAAGATGGTTGGATTGTTCAATGGCAAGATGAGCAAGCATATCATGGGTAACGCTGAAACCATGCAAGCCGCTGCCGTTGAAAAGGCAAAAGAGGATCATGCTATTGCAGTGAAAGCCTGTAATGATTCCCTGGCTGCTCACCCTGACTTCGGGAATGCCGAGGCTTTGGATGAAAAGTCTAAACTGCTTCATGTAGCATTGAAGAACAATTCCAAGCTTTCGTTAGAGGAAGCCAACGGAATTGCTGAATTCTTAAGGGATCGCGAAGGTGCGACAAATCCGGTACTGAGAAAACTAATGATAGACAAGTTTGCCCCGCTCGCGACAGAAGGATCAAGCGAGAACGGCAAAGGTGGCGATACTCCGCCAGCAGCAAAGACTGCCGCACAGCAAATGCCAAAGACAGCCGCAATACTAGGCTGGAAGTAATAGTACCCCGAAAGGGATGATGCTCGTAAAAAGCGAGATGATGTAACCATTGGTTGCACCTTGTGACGGCCGGAAAGACGGCAAAAACAAGGTGAAGCCCCGTAAGGGATGACTTCTCCGAAATAATCGTAAACACTAATATTATTTCAGGAGAAATAAAATGAGTACACTAGCTTTAACGGGCAGGGCGAACCTGTTCGACGTTCAGAAACTAAAAGCACCTGATGGTGGTGCCGTCGAAGTGACTAACACTCTAATCGAACGAAACGATCTTCTTTTCGACCTGCCGGCACTTCCGGCAAATGGTGGACTATTCGTCACTGGTGCGAGAACTTCATCCCTTCCTACAGCAACCCTGACCAATATCGGGGCTACGTGGGGATCGTCCAAGAGCGAACGTACACCGTTCGTCGAGGCGCTTGCTACAACTCGTAGCAGATTCCAGTCACCCAAGGATGTATTAGAGACAGAAGGGCCGGAAGTATCTCAGATGCTCGTCAGTGAAGAAAAAGACGATCATATCGAGGGCATGGGTCAAACGTGGTCAAATCTTATTATCTCAGGCCCGGACGATCAAGATCCGAAGCAGAATTCTATCGTCGGTCTTGCCAGTCGTGCGCCGTGGACTTCAATCAACAGTGAGTTCACATTCGATACAGGGGGTACAGGCTCCGATCTTCGTAGTGCATGGTTGATGCAACCGGGCGCTAAGCTGCATCTCGCCTATAACCCGAATCACCCGACGCTCGGCGTTGAGATGGTTGAAAAGGGCGAAGTATTCGTACAAGACCCGACCGCTGCGAGTCTTGATGCCGCTGAAGGCCGATGGGATATTATCATCGAGTTCATGCTTCAGCAAGGTATTGTCATTCGTGATGAG